GTTCCTGCGCCTCGTCGGCCTCGCGCTGGATGGCCTTGAGCCAGTCCGGCCGATCGGGCAACGGGGTCGCCGGGCCCTGGTAGACGGGCGGCAGCGCCGCCGGAAGCTTCCCGACCCCCAGCAATCCCGCCCCATGCGAGACGTTCCCGCCGATCCCGGCCGCTGCACCGAGCCCCACCGCCCCGCGCAGGATGCCGCGACGCCCCATGGCGCCTGCCAGTTTCCCAATCATCGATCCGCACTCCTACGTCCATGCCTCTTGTTCATCAGTCCTTCCATCCCTGCCCGGAGCCAGTCGTTGGCGATCTCGTCGAGCGGCAAGCAAACCCACGGGCGTGGTTGATGCCATGCGGATGCGGCCATCGCCCGGATGTGGGCGTCATCGGACGGGGTGTCGCCCTGCCAGCGGGCGAGGCTGGAACGGATGGGGGTGGTCATGCGGCCCGCGCTTCAAGCCCAAAATCCTCGGGCTTCGGAGCCGGCCCCTGCCGGCCGTCATCGTTCCATCGGTCCATGGCCTTGATGTACCGACGGGCCGCGGCGTCGCGCTTTGGGTCCGGCTTCGTGCCGGGCGGCGGTAGCCCCTGCCGCGCCGCCTCGGCCAGCGTCTCGGTGACCGCGGCGTCGAGGAACGCCAGCGTTCCGGGATGGGTCTTGCCCCGCTCGGCCATCCGCCGGAACCTCGGCTCGGCCACGGCCGCGACCAGTTCCGGCGTCACCCCAGCGCGGAGCCAGCGCAGTGCGGTCCCGCTGTCGGCCCCGGCCGGCCACGGCCTTCGCTGCGCCTCGCCCCAGACGGCCACGATGGCGGCGTCGAATGCCCGGATCAGTTCGGACGATCTCCGGACCTCGGCTTGGGCGTCGTCGGGCGCAGAAGGGAGTTCTGGACCTAGCTGCGCTGTATCCTTTTCCGTTAGGAAATGTGGTTGTGGTTGTGGTTGCGAGCGCATTGGGATCGCATTGGGATCGCATTGCGACGCTGGATCGGTCGCAATTGAGTCGCTGGGCGGCAGTTCGGGCGGCGTCTCTTCCGTCGCATTGCCATCCTTTCCCCAGCGCGTCTCGTTCCCCTTTTTCCCCGCCTTCGCGCGCTTCTCATACCGCTCCGCGGCCTTGATGAGTTCGCGGTCGATGCGGTTGTGGCGCCATAGACCGTCGCCAATGTGGAAGAACGGTTCGATGGCCGCGCGCAGCTTCTTCCATGCCCCGATGCTGTCGCAGCAGGCGATCCGCCATAGCTGGGCGTCGTCGTCCGGCAGCGGTCGCGCCGAGCACCAGTAGTGCTTGATGAGCATCAGATATGCGCCATGTCCGGCGTTGCTCAGGTGCCCGGTGTCTCGGGCATAGTCGCCCCAGAACATCGGCATGAACTTGTCGGCGCCGCTCATTCGTCGCCCCGGGCGAGATTGCCGAACCGCGTCCGCGGCCCGTCGAAGTGGAGATGGACGGTCCCGGTCGCCCCGTTACGGTTCTTCGCCACGATGCACTCGGCACGGCCCTGATCCCGAGCCATGCGGTCGTTCCATCGCCGCACCTTGTCGGCAATGACCTCCGGGCTGTCCTTCTCGTTCTCCTTCGGCTTTTCGCGCGCCGTGTAGACCTCTTCGCGATAGACGAAGAGGACGACGTTGGCGTCCTGCTCGATCGAGCCGGATTCGCGCAGGTCGGAAAGCTGGGGCCGCTTGTCCTCGCGTTCCTCGCATTTCCGGGAAAGTTGCGAGAGCGCCAGGACCGGGCAGTCGAACTCCTTCGCCATCAGTTTCAGCGAGCGCGTGATCTCAGACACCTCGGCGGTGCGATTGCTGTCCGATCGCTGGCGCGAGGTGATGAGCTGGAGATAGTCGACGACGATCAGGGCGAGCGGCCGGACACGATGAAGCTGGCGGCAGCGAAGCCGGATGTATGGAATGGTGGCGCCGCCATCATCGTCGATGTGCAGCGGCATGTCGTAGAGCCGATCACGGGCGGCGGCCAGGTCGAGCACGTCGCTCTCGTCGACCCTCGCGGACCGCACCCGCTCCACCGAGATGCCGGTTTCCTCGGCCAGCATCCGCAAGCCCAATTCCTCGCCCGACATTTCGAGGGAGAAGAACGCGACCGGGCGGCCGGCCTCCGCCGTAGCCCTCGCGAACCCCATCGCCATCGCGGTCTTGCCCATGGCCGGGCGCCCTGCCAGAACGATCAGGTTGCCCTTGTGGAGACCACCCAGCTTGCGGTCCAGGTCCAGCAGACCGGTCGGTGCCCCGATGATCCTGCCGTTGGCCTTGTACGCAGCCTCTGCCTGTTGCATGGCGCCATCCAGCGCGGTCGAGACCGGAACCATGGTGCGGCTCATGACCAGCCCGGAGGACACTGCCGCGACGGCCGCTTCGGCGCTCGCGACCACTTCCTCGATCGGCTGGGATGGATCGGCATTCATGGCGCCCTCGACGACGGATTGCCCCGCCTCGACGAGGCTGCGCCGGACCGCCGCGTCGCGGATCGTCTCGGCGTAGAGATGGCCGTTGGAGATGGTCTGCGCGGCGCTGACCAGTTGCGCCATGTAGCGCGGGCCGCCGGCCTTGATGAGCAATCCGTCGTCCCGGAAATGCTCGGTCATGGTGACCAGTTCGATCAGCATCCCGCGACTGCGGAGACCGCGCATGACGTGGAACATCTGCCGGTGCAGCCCGTGCGAGAAATGCTCGGGCTCCAGCAGGGACACCGCGTCCCGATCCATCAGCGCGTTGTTGACCATGATGGCGCCGAGCAGCGCCTGCTCCGCCTCCACGTTCTGCGGAGCGGCAGGCCGCGTGGCCTCGAACATTCCGTCAGCCATTCGACCTCCGCCAGTTCTCGATCGTGGTCTGCGCTATCCCGATGATCACCTCGCGCACCAGGTCACCGATGTGATGGTATCCCTCGCTCGGATCGATCTTCGGTTTGACGGCCATCATGGCGCGCCGCGCGCGGTAGGCCGCCACGACGTTGCTCGGGATGACGTTGTCCATCAGCTCGCCCCGCCGACGTAGAACAGGCAGCGCACCGGCTGCCCCTCGGTCCTACAGGCCCACGGGCGCATCTCTTTGGACGGGTAGGTTCCCCGCTCGCCCTGTCGGAAAATCTGCCCCGTGGATTTGACCCGCCATGCGCCGGGCTCGATCTCGACGACGTCGTCCTCGTCGATGGGCTGGCAGTCCTTGTTCATGTAGCAGCACCATGACGTCTCGGGGTTCTCCCATATCCAGTCGGAGCCGGGACCATGGGCGAGAGCGATGGGTGTGCTTAGGAATAGGGCAGCGAGGATGATGGGACGCATGGTCAGGCTCCCTCGCGGTGACGCAGCCACCAGACCTGGAATTTGACGGACTGGAGCGACCGCCCCATCCGCTCGGCGATGACGTGCATGGGCATGCCGACCCGGCGGAGCCGGCGCAGTGTCTTGCGCTCGTCCGGCGACCACCTGACCTTGTTGCCGGTGGTGATCCCGTACCGCTGCATGAGTTGGGCGGTGGCGCTCGGGGAACGGCCCACGGCCTCGGCGATCTGCTGGATCGTCCGGTGTGCCCTCGCCATCTCGTCGACGCGGCGGATGGTGGCGGCCGTCCACTCGATAGGATCGCGATAGGGCAGTCGGGACGCATCGTCCTGGCGCAGCCGCTCGACCCGCGCCCGGACCGCGGGTTTGGTCGTTTCCAGTTCGGCCGCGATCTCGGCCACGGTGCGCCCCTCGGCCCACAGACCGAACAGGCGATCGTCCCGCTCCGGGGACCATTTGCGCCACGTCCCCATCAGGCCGCACACCATGCGGTAGCGTTGGAGCAGTAGGACATGCGGTCCGAAATGCTCCGAACGGGTATCCACCGAGGTTCCGGCCGGCAGGCTCGGGGATCGTCCTCGAATCTGGCATCGGCCGGCCAATCGGCCTCGCGCATCGTCACCCGCGGCCAGTAGTAGCCGGAATCCACGGGCGGGAGGCGCGGGCCTTCTTCCTCGTCAATCTCCGGCTCGTCGATCACCACCTCGCCGCGCCACTCCGCGATCCACTCCACGACGACGCCCTTGGGCACCTTCACCGCGTTGGAAATCCGCTCGACCGAATGCCCGAGTGCCGCCTTCTCGACGACGCGGAGACGCCACGGCTCGCGCTCGTCGGGTGACAGGTCCATGATGTTCGCGATCCACGCCCGTCCCGGTCGGCCTGGGCGAGGCTTCGGCGGGACCAGCGCGACCTTCCCGACGCGCGGCCGTTCCATGTTGAGCGCGAGTCCCGCCTTCCAGCGCATCACCAGCCGACGCGCCATCCGCTCCGAGCATCCGATCTGCTCGGCGATGATCGCGGGCGTGCATCCGACCTCGACGAGGGCGAGGAACTGCCGCTCGACCTCGGGCGACCAGCGATAGGTCTGCGCGTCCATCAGTCGGCGGCCTCCATCACGTCGAACAGAGAGGCCGAAGAACGGTCGGCCTGATCGAGATAGCGGCACGCCTGCCGGAAGTAGCTCTCTTTGAGTTCGACCCCGACGAAGCGGCGCTTCAACCGCAGCGAGACGACGCCCTCGGAGCCGATGCCCATGAACGGGGACAGCACCACGTCGCCAGGGTTGGACCACAGCGTCAGCGCGCGTTCGATCAGGTCCAGTTGCAGCGGGCAGACGTGCCGTTCGTCGGCATGGTCCCGCGCCATCGTCACGTTGAGCGTGTTCGTCTGCTGGATATCCATCCAGACAGGCGAGGCCCACTGCTGCCACTGAGAGACCGGGAAATGCTCCGGCCGCTGGCCGACCGGCTCGGCGTTCTCCCCGGGCTTGCGGAACACCAGCACATAGTCCGCCATGCCCTGGCGGCTCTTGGTGCTGTCTTTCTGCAACTGCTTGTAGAGCAGCCCCAGGGCCTTCGTGCGCGTCATCTCGACGACGGGATCGCGCCAGACCGTAACGCGCGAATGGAAAATCCATCCGGCGTCCTGGTGGCTGCGGATGATCTCACCGGGAAAGTCCTTCAGCCCGATCACGCCGTCCTTCCACTTCGACGACGGCAGGTCGGAACAGTGGACGGCGGTCAACCGACCGGGCTTCGTGACGCGCAGCTTCTCGGCGATCAGATAGCGATAGTGCTGCGCAAACTCGTCGTCCGACGCGCAGTTGCCCATGTCGGCAACGCTGTCGGAGTAGACGAAAATGTTGGCGAAGGGCGGCGAGTAAATGGAGAACCCGACGCTCGCGTCCGGCAGTTGCCGGACCAGATCGACGCAATCGGCGTTGTATGCCGACCAGCGCTCGCCGTGCGCCTCATTCAGGCAGCGGATGATAGCCATGCCGGAAGCCTCCCCTCGTGACGCGGTTGATATGCGACCTTGCGCGTGGCATCGCGGCCGGCGTCACGCGCCATCGCCGCTCGCATCGCGCGCTTCATGTCCTCGTGGTCCTCGGCCTTGCGGTCGATAACCCGGCCGATCGCGTCCTCGCCCTCGGCAACGATCAGGTGAACCTCGACCTGCCGTTTTTGGCCGAAGCGCCAGCAGCGCCGGACCGCCTGGAACCACGACTCGTAGCTGAACGTCCGGCCGACGAACGCCATGCGGGCGCAGTGCTGGAAGTTCATGCCGAAGCCGCAGATCGACGGCTTGCTCACGAGGATGCGAGCGGACCCGTCGACGAATGCCGCGAGCCCGCTTTCCTTCCGCTCGACCGGGTGCGAGCCGCGGACTTCGACCGCATCGGGCGGCATGACCGCCATCAGCGCGTCGGCCTCATAGTCGGTGTCGCACCAGACCAGCCACGGGTCCCCGTCACGGACCAGTTCGCCGATGCGCGCGGCGCGGGCCTCGGCCGTCTGGCGTTTCACCGCGAACATCTCGGTCGCCGAGACCTCCATCGCGCCGAACAGGCCTTCGCCGATCCGCGGGCCGTTGTGCTCGACCCGGTGGCGGACGATCTTCATCGGCTCCAGGACGAACCCGTCGTCCGAGTAGCCGAGGTCGGACGGCAGTTCCGCCATTCGCGACCACGACGCCATCCAGTCCCAGAACGATTCGACGGCATGGCCCTTCAATCGCCAGTGTTGCGATGCTTCGGACGTGTCGTTGACGAACCACCGCATCAGCATTTCCGACGACGGCATGATCCCCAGGAACTCGGCGTGGTTACCCAGCTCCATGTGATCGTTCGGGGCGGGCGTCGCAGTCGCGCCGAGCCGGTAGCGGTGCCCGGCGAACGCTTCGATCAGGCGTCGCGTCGTGCGCCCATTGAACGCTTTGAGGATCGAGGATTCGTCGAGCGCCACGGCGCCGAACGCGCCGGGCTCGATCCGATCAAGCCGGTCGTAGTTCGTGATGTTGATCCCCTCGCCCGCATCGTCCTGCTCGCGGATGACGCGGACCGGATAGCCCCACCGTTTCCCCTCGGCCTCGATCTGCCGGGCGACGGCGAGCGGCGTCA